AGGAAATAGTAGAAACAATCCGTCAACACGATGATCTGGCGGCAAATAGATATTTTGGATTATGATATACGATAAACAAGAAATAAGTTCTGAACTACAGATGAAAATAGTCGAATCTTATAAACGACTATCAAATGTTTGGAAAGTTGGAGATGAGCTTGGCATTAAAGGACAATATGTTCATAAACTCTTAACGAAGTTGGGAGTAGTACATAAAATGAACTATTTTACTGACAATGATAAACAAATTCTTTGTGAATTATACCCGAAATATCGTCAAGAAAGAAAACTTGATAAATTAGCCTCAATTATGGGTAGAACAAAACAGTTTATTTGTAGGCAAGCAAAATATCTGGGTTTAACAGACAGAGCAAATATTCCGAAGTTGAGTGAAGAAGAAAGGGCAAGAATATCTGAAATACGCAAAACTTATTATTTATCACATGAACATCCGAGAGGTTATTTGGGTCATAAACACGACAAGAATGCAAGAAATAAAATATCAGAATCATCTAAAAGAACATGGCTCGACCCTAATAGCAAGTTTAATTCTGAATCATTCAGACAAAATGTTTCTGACAGGATGTTTAAGTATAGAACAAATGGAGTGATTAAGAGCAAGTCTAATCGCAAAGAGGTTTCTACGGTTATTGATGGGACTAAATATGTTTTTAAGTCAAGTTGGGAATATGAAGTTGCTATTAGACTTCAAAAATTGAAAGCAAATGGGGATATTATATCGTGGGAATATGAATCTGATAGATTTATTTTCAATGATATAAAGAAAGGAATTAGGAGTTATTGCCCGGATTTCAAAGTTACAACACCTAATTGCGTGTTTTATATTGAAGTAAAAGGATGGAAATCAGAAGTAGGTATGAAGAGGTTATCTATGTTTAAAGAACGCTATCCAAATATAAAATTATATCTAATAGACGAAACTGAATATAAAAATGTTATATCAAAAACAGATTATTTACGGATCTATACCGAGCAAATCAAACTCATATAAGATTGTTACCCTATGCGGACACGGCTCGCTTGCAAAGCAAAAGGTGCTGAAAGACTATGAGAAAGACTTCTACAAGCAATGTTCGCTGAGAGACAAACAGATAAGCGGCTTTTTCAAGATTGATGTTGATGTGTATTTTGCCAACAACAGAAAGGACTTGGATGGCAGCTTCAAAATATTGCTTGACTGCCTTCAATCATGCAAGGCGATAATTAATGACCGCCAGTGCGTAGAAATACATGCACGAAAGCTGATTGATAAGCTTAATCCAAGGATAGAATTTATAATTGAGGAAGTTGAATTATAATACTAAACTCTTATGGAAGAAAACGAATTAAACGAATGGCATAAGTTGTCAGAACAGATTATTGACTTCGTTGTCAATTGCAGCGATGATGTCAAACCATATATCATTGGGCAATTGGAAACCTTAACAGAACACCTAAAAGATTAAGCAATGACAAAGGATAGTTTTATCATATATAAATCTTTCTACAAACCTATATCAAGATTATCAGACAAACAACTTGGGCGATTATTTCGTGCAATTTTCAAGTATCAACTTGGCGAGGAGGTTACGGTAGAGGAGGACATTGATATGGCATTGGGTTTTTTCATCAATCAATTTGAGATAGACGAAACTAAATATCATGGCATTGTCGAGAGAAACCGAAACAACGGGCGTAAAGGTGGTGCTCCTATAGGGAATTGCAATGCCAAATCAAAACAACCCAAACAACCCAGTGGGTTAAACTCAACCCAAACAACCCAAAACAAGCTTAATGAAAATGATAATGAAAATGATATAGATAAAGAATCTCCTGACGGAGATAAGAAAACAATTCCCAAAAACAAGGAGGTTGATTTGTCTTTTGTTTCGGAAGATTTTAAGGGCATATTCAAGGAATGGCTTGAATACAAGAGAGAAAGAAAAGAAAACTATAAATCGGAAAAATCCCTAAAAATGTGCTACAACCGATTGCTAACATTGAGTGGAAATGATTGCAATAAAGCAAGGCTTGTGGTTGAGCAGTCGATTGCAAGTAATTATGCGGGATTATTTGAATTAAAAAATTATGGAGCAAGACAAAATACAGACATCTACGAGCAGAAGCGAATTGATTCTGAGCGGAGAAAATCTAGACTCATGGCTGAGTTTGCAGAAGCGGATGCAAAATTCCTTGCAGAACAAGAAGCTAAACGAAAAGCAGTTGGCTCTACTGGAGAAATACCCAACACCATCCCGGATGGCGGTTGATTACAATCCTGATTTGCAAGGCAAGCTGGCAAAATCAAATCTTACACTTGCGGATATTGCTTTGAATGATAATATACCTTCGCTTGCAAACATCCGTTCTGTATACGGTGAAGACAACGCACTTAGGTGGCTGAAAGTACAGTTTGACAGCCTTAACGATTACGCCGAGCAGGGAAAGGGTATAACCGACACACAACTGGATGAACTTTGTATTCTTGTCCTAGGTGAATACTATTGGATGAATTTGGCTGAAATATGCAACTTTATATCCAGATTCAAATTAGGGAAATATGGGCAATTTTATGGAGCTATTGGTCCGATGAAGATTTCATGCTCTCTTCTGGAGTATGTTAAGGAACGTAGGATTGACATTGATCGGCATGAGCGTGAACAATACAGAATCCAACGTGAAAAAGAAATAGAAGAGCGTGGAAATAACAGAATCTCTTATGCTGAATATCAAGAGTTGAAACGCCGGGCTGAATCCGGAGATGAGGAAGCCAGAAAAATGCTGATGTCACCATAAGTATGGCAAAAAAAGTCAAATCGGAAATTGTATATGTCAAATGCCGGAACTGCAAGAATGCTTCGAACTTCGGGGACAATTCTGCGTATTGTAAGGCTAAAGGACATAGAGTGTGTGCCTGTGACAGATATGGGCAAATATGCAATAGTTTTCAAAAAAAAGAATTATAACGAAATAGGAGAAAATTATGAATATCGAGATGCAGACAAAGATACGTGAATGGGAAGCGGAACGCGACAGAAACCTGCGCATACACTGTCCTCTTGTAGCTGCCAAATTCCAAAGATGGATTGACAGAGCGAAAAAAGAGGACGGAAACAAGAATACAAACAACAAGAAAGGGGGCAATCCATGAGAAATAAGCTAACCGTAAACGACCTCCCCGCGGATGTGGTGGAACGGATGAAAAAGATGATCAATGAGGACAGGCAGATGCTGAAGCTGAGGGAAAGGCACGCTTCCTTTCTCAGGTCACACCGCTATATGGAGGCAATGAAACTCAAACAGATTATGGACGGTATAGAAACACGTGTCATAAACCAATACCTTTCCGAATATGAGGGGATGTCGGAATCCATGGATAATTTCATGCGTGAAATGTCGGAAGAGGACAGGGAAGAGATAAACGTCCTTACCAACAGTATCATCATGCTGTGCGATATGGTTGAGACCTTTACGATGGACTGTAACGAGATTTTAAAAAAATATCATCCTGATTACCGTATAGAGATGTTTGACAAGGTTTCCGAATGCGGGAAAGCCGCCAAAGCTCAGGTGGACTTCATGTCAAAAAGCACGGATATGATTTACCAGTGTGCCTTTGCCGAGGATGCGGACAAAATAACAGAGATGGTGAGGAACAAGGTCAAGTCTTTCATCAGAAGGCTGAAACGGAAGAAAAAGGCGGAATATGAGAACTGCTGACGGTTATCCTGTGGTATGTTACGGCGCAAAAGGGAAATACGGTATACATCGCATCTGCCGCCGTTGTGCCATATACCGTAAATACGATTCGATTCCCGAAAAGCCATGCTACAGGCTTCATGGAATACATCTGTTGGGCAAAAGGGAATGCCCGATCTTTGAACAAAAAATTATCGAAATATCAAAATAACGAAAAATAAACAATATCATGGAACAGAAAATAAAGGCTTATAAAGCATTTGATAAGGATTTATCTTGTAGAGGGTTTAAGTATGAAGTAGGTAAGGAGTATGAAGAAACAGGCGACATAAAGGCATGTGAAAAAGGTTTTCATGCATGTCCTTACCCTCTGGATGTTTTTGGTTACTATACGCCAGCCGGGTCAAGGTTTTGTGAGGTTGAACAGAGCGGTAAAATAGACGATTCAGAAAGTGACAAGGTTTGCTCTTCAAAAATTAGAATAGGTGCTGAGCTTGATATAAGGGGGCTTGTGAAAGCAGCTGTATCTTATGTCAAGGAACGGTGTACTAACGAGTGTAATGCGGAACCGGGAAAACCTGCCACGGCTGGTGATAGAGGTGCTGCCACGGCTGGTGATAGTGGTGCTGCCACGGCTGGTAATAGTGGTGCTGCCACGGCTGGTGATAGTGGTGCTGCCACGGCTGGTAATTATGGTGCTGCCACGGCTGGTAATTATGGTGCTGCCACGGCTGGTAATTGTGGTGCTGCCACGGCTGGTGATAGAGGTGC